ATGATCCAACTACTGTAGAAGTTTATACAATTAATGGATCAAATGTACCTACATCTTATCTTTTAAAGAAAAGCGTACAAGCAATATCTGGCCAAGTTAAAACTCAAACCTTTTCATTTGGTGCAGCGCAAAGATTTGCAACCATTAACCTCCAAGATAATAGCATTATAACTATTCTTGACGCAAAGGATTCCAATGGTAATACATGGTACGAAGTTCCTTACTTAGCTCAAGACTATATATTAAAGCCTGTACAAAATACAGCAGCTAATTATCCTACTTTATATCAATATCAGAATCAGGTACCTTATATGATTCAAAAACTAACTGTGCCTAGACGTTATGTTTCTAGGTTCAGAATTGATGGATCACTCGATATTGAATTTGGAGCAGGTATTAATTCTGTAGCAGATACTGCAGTAATACCAAATCCAAATAGTGTTAGTGTTGGTTTAACTGGTGGTGGTTTAAGCACACTATCTAGTTCATTTGACCCTACTAACTTTGTAACCACTGAAACCTACGGTCTCGCTCCTAAAAATACATCTATAACATTCCAGTATCTTGTTGGTGGAGGTGCTAGTGCAAACGTATTATCTAATCAACTTACAGAAATAGTATCATATACAGTATCAGGAAATACAACATATCAAAATACAATTGTAACAAACAATACTGAGCCTGCTGCAGGCGGTGGTGATGGTGATTCTGTAGAACAACTTAGATTCAATATCGCTGCTGAGTACCCAACTCAACTTCGTGCTGTTACTCAAGAAGACTATCTTGCAAGAGTAATGTCAATGCCTGCTCAATATGGTGAAGTAGCTAAAGCCTACATTACAAAAGACGATGCTACTTTTAGAAACTATATGAACCAGGATCCAGGTCAAAGAGATCCTCTTTCTATAAGTTTATATGTATTAGGTTTAAATAGTCAAGGTCAATTAGATCAACCATCTCCAGCAATCCTACAAAATATTCAAACATATTTGAAGGATTACAGAATGTTGACTGACGCAGTTAATATCAAGCCAGGTTATATTATCAATATAGGATGTAATTTTGATATAGTAATTAGACCAAACTATACTAGCCAAGATGTTATTGCAAGATGTATATTAGCACTACAAGACTTCTTTAATATAGACAACTGGCAGATCAATGAGCCTATCATATTAGGAGACATTTATACAATATTAGATCAAGTAGAAGGAGTTCAAACTGTGAAAGACGTAAGAATAGTAAATAAAACAGGTATAGCTAACGGCTATTCTAAGTATTCTTACGATATCTCAGCAGGAACTTTAAATGGTGTAATTTACCCGTCATTAGATCCATCTATATTTGAAGTTAAATATCTAAACACAGACATCCAAGGTAGAGTCGTAACAATATAAAAGTAGAAAAATGGCCGTTTATAAAATATTTGCTTCAGCTGATGCGTCACTATATTCTAATCAACCTGCTAGAAACACAGGCCTTGATGAGATATTAGAAGTTAGCGTAAAGAATAGTAGTACGCCTCTAAACTATTTTGTTGATCCAGTACCATCAGAACCTCTTCTTCAAGATGATCTAAGAAGATCGCTTGTATTATTTAGTGATGATGATCTAGATACAATAAAAACTTATACAACAGGTTCTTGGAAAGCTTATTTAAGACTATACTTAGCTAATGCAGAAAACCTTACCACAGAATATAGTTTATTAGTAGCACAAGTTTCTCAGTCTTGGGACATGGGAACAGGTAAATTATCTGATAATCCTCAAACAAGAAACGGGGTTTGTTGGTATAATACCAGTTCTTATGTTAGCTCTACTACAAGTTGGCTTAATCCTCAATATTATTTAACTCAAGGAGGAGGTTCTTGGACAGGTTCTTTCTTAAGCCAATCGTTTGGTTATAAAGATAATAAAGATATAGACATAAATGTTACGTCTATTGTCGATAATTGGTTCAGTGGATCATTGAATGCTGGTTTTATAATCAAACATCCGCAATCAATAGAAAATAATTCTGGTAGCTATATTGCTTTAAGCTTTTTCTCTGTAGATACACACACTATCTATCCTCCTACAATTGAAATGAAGTGGGATGATAGCTCATTTTCTCCAGGTAGTTTAAGTGTCATAAACAATTCTAATACAGTTATTACTCTAGCCAATAATACTGATACCTACAAATATGGTACTGAAAGATATAAGTTTAGAATCAATGCTAGAGACAAATACCCTGTAAGAACATTCACAACATCTTCTTTTTATACAACTAATAAAGCACTTCCACAAACTTCATATTGGGCTTTACAAGATGTAAAGACTGAGGACATGGTGGTAGATTTTGACACTTCGTACACAAAGATTAGTTGTGATGCTACAAGTAGTTATTTTAACATGTATATGAATGGTTTAGAACCAGAAAGATATTATAAGGTCCTCATTAGAACAACTTTAGCAGATGGAGAGTCTTTTGAAGTAGATAATAACCTTATTTTTAAAGTAGTTAGATAATGGCAAACGTAGATCTAGTTAAAGAAATATACGGTATAAACACTTACACTAAAGCTGTTGATACACAATTCGAAGAACTACTCCAACCAGAAGTTGTGGAAACTACCCCTACAATAACTGTTGATGAGTTCTTTCAATACTATCAAGACCTTTTCTTTGAAATACCAGTATCTGGATCTATTAACTCACACACATACTTAGTTGAACAAAGTCAACAATATATTGGAGGATCTGTTATAGATGCAGAAAAACAAGCACTAATTGAGGAGATTAACTCACTCCGTCAACAATTGTTGGATTTGAATCAATCATTTACAGATATTAATAGCTTAATGTAATGGAATTAGTTAATATAACATACTCTGGTGAAGGTAGACAACCTGTAGAATTAACTCCGCTTGACCAGCAGTTAGTTGCTTCTAATTTTATTAACTCTAGCTTTGGAGCTGATGGTGACTATATTGAGTTATTCATATATGATCAACAGAATACTCTAATAGATTTAGACTACGACGCTTTTGATTATTATCCATTCTTACTCAACAATCCTCAAAATAATACATACTCTGCATTAACATTAGATCCGGAAAAAGATCTACGTAACAGAGGTTATAATAGAGGAAATCTTACTATACAGTATAACTTTTACAAAAAGCTATTTAATTCCCAGTTTGGAACACAATATTGGATAAAAGAAATATCACAAACCAGACGTGAAATTAAGTTAGCATCACAAGTATTATCAGACACTGTTATAAGAGACGGCTTTTCTCAATATCAATCTTATATAGCAACTAAAAACTACTATCCAATATTCTACTTGAATTTTGGAAATAACATAGTACTTACTGCTAATAATGTTGCACTTACGGAAGATGATGAAGGGGCATATTTAATTATTAAATTATATGAACCTCTTCCTACAGAGTTTGATATCAAGAGTCAATTGTGGATTGTAGATAAAGTAGCAGAATCTGTTAGTTTTAATGTTGATATTCAAGTACAGGTAGATCCTCAACAAGATATCAATGGTCTTCGTGGACCTAATTATAACGTTAGTATCAATACTAAAAATGGTCAAACTACCCCTTACTATAATTACAATAACTTAATAGCAAGTCCTGTTACATCATCATTTCAAAAATTATTAAGCTATTACCAAGATAGATCTGTAGATATAAATGTTGACTATAATAACTTTTCTAACTTTATTCACTTCTCTAATGCTGAAGAAAGAGTTAGAAATTTTGTATATAAATTACAACTAATAGAATCCAGTAGCGCAGATCTCGCTGCTCAACAAGCTATTGTAGGAGGCGCTGGTACATCAACCATTGTTTCTTCTAGCATTAGCTCTTTGCAGTTATATATAGATAATATTATTAAGAATTTTGATCTATATGAGTACTACTTGTATTTTAATTCTTCTAGTTGGGCTTGGCCAAAAAGTAATACGACACAGCCTTATTCTTTATATTCAGTAACTTCTTCTCAAGCAACTAACTTTTTAGGAAGTACAACTACCGTACCAACATCTACAACGCAATCATTATTATTTAGCGCCTCTTATTATGATGCAACTAATAAGGACGCACTTCGTAATGTTATTCCACAATATCTACTAGACGATTCAAGTAATCAACCTTACATCACTTTTGTTGACATGATCGGTCAACACTTTGATAATATATGGTTGTACTATAAAGATGTTTCTAATAGATACAATGCAACAAATAACCCTGATACTGGGATATCGCTGGACCTCGTTTCTGACGCATTAAGAGGCTTTGGTATACAATTGTATACAAACAGTAACGTATCAGATAACCTCTATTATACATTATTTGGTATCAATGATGATGGATCGCTACTTCCTCCAACAGGTTCAGAAAAAATATCTAAGTATGTTACTTCAAGTTTAACAACACTTCCTGCTGCTACTATACAAGACGAATTATATAAAAGACTTTATCACAACTTACCGTATTTACTAAAAACAAAAGGTACTGAGAGAGGTGTTAAGGCATTAGTCGCTACCTACGGTATACCGGAAAGCATACTAACCGTTCGTGAGTTTGGAGGAAACCCTATAGGATCTGTCGATGGTGTTTTAGATATCAATACCTCAGACTATAAAGTTAATATAGCAACCGGGTCTAATGGCAATGTAACAGGTAGTTTAGAGCTGTCTTCATCTCTTCTATCTCCATACGTATCTTTACAATACTATACAAATAATGATAGATTGAATAGTAGTAATGTAGAGATTGGATTTTCTCCAGCCGATGTAATTAATACAAACATTACATCATCACAAGGTTATTTCGATATCAATCAATTAATAGGAGATCCTGGATATCAATACTCTTCATCATATCAACCACTAGTTAGCGCTAGTAACGCATATTTTGCAACTTATACTCAGCCTAATAGTGTTTGGGAATATGTGAGACTGTTGAAGTTCTACAATAACTCTCTATTCAAAGTTATTAAAGACTTTGTGCCTGCTAGAGCAAATGTATCTACTGGTATTATAATCAAGTCTCACTTGTATGAGAGAAACAAATACGCTCGCCATGAACCTAGCATGAGTTTCAATGACTATTCACAGTCTATTGATATGGTTAGTATAAGTGGTAGTTATGGAGAAGCTATTTCTGGTTCTACTTATTGGGATGGATTTGTAACTACTCCTCTAGGTATGGCTTCATACACTAGTTCACAAAATATAGAACTATATAATGGTGAATTTAGTGGATCTAAAGTTGTAGTAACAGATGGTCAAGCGTTTGATCAAGATGAAGCATCAAATTTACCAGGCACAGGTTCAGGATTTATACAAG